ACAAGGAAAAAAAGCAATAAGGAAAAAACATGGCAAAGCCTAGTGGCGGATTAACAGAGTGGTTTGGTAAAGGACCAAAAGGCGATTGGGTCGATATTGGCGCACCAAAGAAAAAAGGTAAGTTCCAAGCTTGTGGTCGAGCCAAAGTAAAAGGTTCTAAAAGAAAATATCCTAAATGTGTACCAAGAGCAAAAGCCAAAAGCATGACAGCTGCGCAAAGAAGAAGCGCAGTTAAAAGAAAACGCGCAGCTGGTAATCCGGGCGGCAAACCTACTAACGTAAAAACTTTTGCTAAAGACGGTAAACTAATACGAAAATATCACAAAGGTTGTGGTAAGGTGATGTCAAACAGAAGAAAGAAAACTAGATACTCATAAAAATTAATGGCAGAAGATCTCAATTTAGCCGAATGGCTATTAAAAAAAATTAGACAAAGACAAGAAGATATACTTGAAACATTAGGTGCAGGTAATATAAAATCCGTTGAAGATTACAGATTTCACATTGGTGAGTTAACAGCACTTCGCACCATGGAATCTGAAATAAGAGAAGTGCTGCAAGAAGAGGATTAACGATGACCGAACTAGCAGTTCCAAACCACATCGCAGAAGAAAGAAAAAAAGCAAGAGAAGAAGCAGCAAGATCAGATGTAGATAAAGCTTATGTCAAAACTGAGGACAGAGTTTTAGATCCTACATTATTAGATAAATCATTACTTGAAAGAATGCCTGATCCCACTGGTTGGCGTATATTGGTTTTACCTTACAAAGGTAAAGGCATAACCGAAGGTGGCATACACTTAACCACATCTACTTTAGATCGAGAATCTTTAGCTACAGTAGTTGCCTATGTTTTAAAAGTAGGTCCTACCGCATATAAAGATGACGATAAATTTGAAGGCGAGGCTTGGTGTAAAGAAAAAGATTGGGTATTGATTGGCAGATATGCGGGAGCTCGCTTTCGTTTAGAAGACAATCACGAGGTAAGAATTATTAATGATGACGAGGTAATCGGCACCATTAGTGATCCAGATGATATTAAAACTTTATAGGTGATTTATGGCTGAACAAGAATATGCTTTACCAGATATTTCAGAAGAGCAAGTAGAGAAAGCTGCTTTACCAGTTGGTAAAAGGGCTGATCAAGAGGCTTCTGATGAAACTAAGTACATCGATCTTGAAGAAAACAAAGATGAACTTAAATCTATTGAAGAAGACACTATTCAAGAAAACTTTGAAACCAGTGAAAGGGTAGTAGAAGAAAACAAAGACAAAAGCGAAGTTGAAAAGAAAGCTGCTTATGCACAAAACAGAATTAATAAAGCTGTTGCTCAAGCAAAAGATTTTCAAAGACGCGAACTTATGGCTGTGCAATATGCTAAACAGCTAGAAGAAGAAAACCAAAAACTAAAAGCGACCAAACAATCTTTTGAAAAAAATATGTTTGATAGTCGTAAGAGCGAAACTGATTCAACTATTGAATTAGCTAAACAAGCTCACAAACAGGCTGTTGAAGCAAACGATGCTGAAGCCATAGCAAGAGCTACTGAATTATTGAGCACTGCTATTGCTGAGAAAAAATACATTGAGGCATCTGAGCAAAGAAGCCAGTTTGAAGCAGATTATGACCAAGCGGTAACTCAAGAAGTTGAGAGCCCACTTCCAGAACCACAACAAGTTCAAGAATATGCAGAGCCTTCTCCGAAAGCACAAGCATGGGCAAATAAAAACTCTTGGTTCGGTCAAGACCGAGTAGCCACTACTGTGGCTCTTACTATTCATGAGCAATTAGCTAATGAAGGTTTTGATTTAAACTCAGATGAGTATTACAATGAATTAGATAACAGACTTAGGTCGGAAATACCTAATAAGTTTGATAACAACGTGGAAGCTACAAAACCCGTCCAAACCGTTGCTTCACCATCACGCACTACATCGACTGGACGCAAACCAAGTAATCGAGTGGAGCTTTCTCCAAGCGAGCAAAGACTAGCGAAACGTTTAGGCGTTTCATTTAAAGATTACGCAATACAAAAAGCGAGGTTACAGAAATCGTGAATAAAGAAACTAAAACTGAAAAAAGGGCACCTAGAGCTCAAGAGACTAGGGAAACAAAAAAGGCTAAGACTCCTTGGAAGCCACCTTCCATGTTAGAGGTTCCTAACGATCCTCCAGCTGGTACGGTCTACCGATGGATAAGAGCCGAAACGTTAGGTCAAGAAGATCGAACTAATGTTTCCAAAAGGTTTCGTGAAGGCTGGGAGCCAGTAAAACCAGAAGAAGTTCCTGGTTACGATTATCCAACCGTCGATGATGGTCGTCATGCGGGCGTCATTGGAGTGGGTGGTTTGATACTCTGCAAAATAGACAAAGATATTGTCGAACAAAGATCTGAGTACTTTGAACAAGCCACACAAAATCAAATGACGGCTGTGGACAATGACCTTATGCGTGAAGAAAACCCTGCTATGCCTATCTCTAGGGAAAGGAAGAGCAAGGTTACATTTGGTGGAGGGACTAAATAGTTTCCTCTGATTTATTAATTGTTTGGAATTTAAAGTCGAATAAACATGGCAAACGAAACTACTAAAATGGGATTAATCCCTGTTAGAAAAGTCGGTGGACAATCATGGACTGGCGGCCAACAAAGATACAGAATTGCAAGTGGTGCAACTACTGCTATTTTCCAAGGTGATTTGGTAACACAACTTACTGCTGGAACTATCGGTAGACACGCTGCTTCTGGTACTGTACCGATTCTTGGCGTCTTCAATGGCTGTTCATACACTGACCCTACTAGTGGTGAAACAGTATTTAGTAACAGTTACCCTGGTAGCATTGCTGCTAGTGATATTGTTGCTAATGTTATCGATGACCCAATGGTTCAATTTTCTATTCAATCAGACGAGGCTTTCCCCGTAACTGATTTGTTTGGTAACTTTGATATCGTTGATTCATCTCCTGTCGGCGACACAAAAACTGGAACTTCAAACATGCAATTAGATACTTCAACTGGTGCTACTACAGCAACTTTACCTTTGAAGGCTATTGACATTTCACAAGATCCAGAAAATTCCGACGTAGCTAGCGCAGGCACAAATGTAATCGTGGTTATTCAAAACCACGTCATGGGTGCTAAAAGCGCTGGATTAGCGTAGAGGTTTAATAATGGCAATTTCTAGAGCACAATTAGCGAAAGAATTAGAACCAGGATTAAACGCCCTTTTCGGTTTAGAGTACAACAGGTACGAAAACGAGCACGCTGAAATCTTTGATACTGAAACTTCTGACAGAGCGTTTGAAGAAGAAGTATTACTAGTAGGTTTCGGAAATGCTCCAACTAAAGCTGAAGGGCAAGGCGTAAATTTTGATACAGCAATGGAGTCATACACTGCTAGATACTCTCACGAAACAATTGCATTAGCATTTGCTTTGACTGAAGAAGCTATCGAAGATAATTTGTATGACAAACTTGGTGCCAGATATACTAAAGCATTAGCTAGAAGTATGGCTCACACTAAGCAAGTTAAAGCTGCTTCTGTATTAAACAACGCTTTTAACTCAAGCTTTACTGGTGGTGATGGTAAGGAGCTTTGTGCTACTGATCACCCATTAGCGAGCGGCGGAACTTTTGCAAACGAACCTAGCACTGATGCTGATTTGAACGAAACTTCATTAGAAGCGGCGTTGATCGATATTGCTAACTTTAAAGATGACCGAGACATGATCTTGGCTCTTCAAGGTATGAAATTAATCGTTCCTACAAATCTACAGTTCGTTGCTGATAGACTGTTACAAACACCTGGTAGAGTTGGAACTGCTGATAACGATATTAACGCTATTAGAAACATGGGAATGTTACCTAATGGTTATGTTGTAAATCACTTCTTAACAGATACAGACGCGTTCTTCATCAAAACTGATTGCCCAGATGGGTTTAAACATTTTGAAAGAACTCCTTTGTCAACTGCAATGGAAGGTGATTTTGATACTGGTAATATGCGTTTCAAGGCTAGAGAAAGATATTCATTTGGTTTCTCTAACCCAAGAGCAGTTTACGGATCTAAAGGAGCTTAATCTTAGTACTGATTTATAAGAAGTAAATCCCACTTTTTAACTCAAGGGATAAAAGAAAGGCATCGACGGATGCCTTTTTTTTTGGCAGAAAAATTGCTATCCTATGACAACTAGGATTAATTATCCGTTACTGACTGACCTAGCAGACTCGCCAAGACAGTAACACTACGGAGGTAAAAAATGGCAAACACAACTTTTAACGGTCCAGTTAGATCTGAGAATGGTTTTAAAACTATTATTAAAGATAGCACAACTGGCGGATTAACTAATGAAATGACTCTTTCAACTTACAGCACTTCTATTACTATTGCTGCTTCTGGAACTGACCACAAAGAAAGTTCTATTGGAATACCATCAAACTTTATTCCAATGGGTGTAGCAATCACTGTAACTAGTGCTGCAGCTAACGCAGTAAACTTAGTAGATATTGGTACTGATGCAGACACTGATGGTTTCGTAGATGGTATCTCAGTTGCTATTAACTCAACTGGTTTCAAAGGATTCTTCCCTTGCAACGGAGTTTTAGGTATGTCTGGTGGTACTACAACTGCAGCTACTGAAACAGCTGATGAAGTCGAAGTAGTTATTTCTGGAACAGCAGGAGCTGGTGGAGTAGTAGCGTTAAAATTCTTTGGAATTGCTTCCGATTCACCAACTGCATAATAGGAGCTAACTATGGCAGTTTCTGATGTTGTAACAGCTTCTGTAACTTCAACTGGCGACATGACTACTAGACGTTCAAGACTTCGTGGTTTTGTAGTTTCAGGTGGAGCTTCAGATGGCACAGTTACTTTTAAAAATACTAGTTCAGGAGCAACACTATTGGTGTTGCCCGTGAACGCTGACACTACAGAAACATTAAATATTCCAGATAATGGCGTATTGTTTTCAAGTGGCATACATGCAACTTTATCTAATATAGATAGAGTAACTATATTCTTTACAGGATAAAGAGGAGTATTAAATGGTTTATAAAAGAACTAAAGGCTATGGCAAAGGTGGCATGGCTAAAAAGACTAAAGGCTATCGTGGTGGTGGCATGATGAAAAAAACCAAAGGTTATCGTGGCGGTGGTGCAATGAAAAAAACCAAAGGCTACAGAGCTGGAGGAAAAGCCACCAAAGGGTATAGCAAAGGCGGTAAAGCAACTAAAGGTTACAGAAGAGGCGGCGCTGCTAAAAAATAAATAAAAAGAAGATTGAGGTATAAATGCCATATTTGATGAGCAATGTCCCATACTTTAAGTGTTGGGTAAGAAGAGAGTTTACATGTAATCATTTACGCTATCATGGAGAGTATTTACATGCGCTAGCAATAGCCGTAAATACAATCCCTGATAGATCATTAAGCTTTCAAGTTGTCTTTACTGGATGTGAAATAGACGACGAAGATTGGGAAGAAGGTAATATTCATGGTGGTGCTATGTGGGCAAGAATGCCTATCCAGGCACTAGTTGCTGATGTGCCTTTAGATGAATGGCCAGAACCTATGGAAGATCATTTGTGTCAACCATGGGATTGTGAGTCTAGACATCATTCAATCATAACCATGGATAGAGTAAGTTCTTCTCCATGGATGTGTAAGATCGATAATAAATTTTATCAAGGTAAATATTTATTTACTGTAGATTATACAGACCATGAGATAGCAGATGATCCTGCTCAACATAAGCAATCACATGTGATATATTTAACAGACGCTGGAAAGTGGACTGGTAATATAGTTGCACTTCCTAACAATAGAGTTAGAGCAACTAGCCCGGCTTTGTGGAGAACTGGCGAAGGAGCACCTGATTTTACTCCTTCACAGCATCTACATTCTGCTGAAGGCCATGAAAGTTATTTAGATCCTAGGATAACTTTTAATAATTTATATAGTGATGAGGATTAAACATGGCAACATCAAACAGTACAGACTTTGAGCCAAATGTCGCAGAGTTTATCGAAGAAGCTTATGAAAGATGTGGTTTAGAGTTAAGAACTGGATATGATTTAAAATCAGCAAGAAGATCTATTAATCTTATGTTAGCTGAATGGGCTAACAGAGGATTAAACCAATGGACAATATCTGAGGCTACACAAACAGTTACTGAAGGCACTAGAGAATATACTTTGGATTCTAATGTGATAGATATTTTAGATGTAGTGTTAAGAAGAACTGAAGGTTCAACTACTACTGATACACAAATGTCTAGAGTAAGTAGAAGTGAATACATAAACATTCCAACCAAAGGAACTAAAGCTAGACCTAATCAATATTTTTTAGATAAACAAAACACACCAGTTTTAAAAATATGGCCAGCACCAGAAAACTCTACTGATATTTTAGTATTTAATAAAATGGTAAGAATGGACGATGCTGATAAAGCAACTAACACTGTAGATATGCCATTTAGATTTTATCCTTGTTTTGTTGCTGGTTTAGCCTATTACTTATCTATGAAAAGAAATCCACAATTAACAGAACAATTAAAAATGATATACGAAGAAGAATTTAGAAGAGCTGCTGATGAGGATGGAGATCGAGCTTCTTTTAGAATTAACCCTTCACAAAGTTTATAATGGCTTACGCAAAAGGCAAACAAGCATACGGAATATGTGACATATCTGGGTTTAGATACAAACTAAAAGATATGAAAAAAACTTGGAATGGATTATTAGTAGGTCCTGATCAATGGAATGCGAAACATCCGCAGTTAGAACCAAAGAAACATACAGCAGACCCAGAAGCTCTATTTAATCCTAGACCAGATAGATCGGAAGATGGCGGAAAAGGGTTTGTAGTCATAACAGCTACGCAAATTACACAAAACTTTTCCATGTTGCCTAATACTATTCCAAGTAAATTTGAAGTAGAAAAACTTACTTCTAATTTAGGAATTGTAAGTGTTATAGTTTGATATAATTTAATTATGACTTACACAGAACTACAAGATTTAATTAAAAATTTTTGTGATAGTACGGAAACTACTTTTGTTAATACAATTGCAGATTTTATTAAAAATACAGAAGAGAGAATATTTCAGTTAGTTGAATTTGATTTTTTTAGAAAAAATGTAACTGGAACTTTTACATCCGGGAACAGATTTTTAACAACACCTTCTGATTACATAGCTAGTTTTTCTTTAGCAGTATTAGACTCTGGCGGAGATTATCATTATCTTTTAAAAAAACATCCTACATTTATGCAAGAGTATTCAGAAGATCCAGCTGATACTAATTTAAGAGGCCTGCCTTTATATTATGCTGATTTTGATAAAGAACTTTCTACAGCATCTAACAACGGATCTACCATAACAGTAAGCCCAGTTCCCGATTCAAACTATACAGCTGAACTTCACTACCTTTACAAACCAGCTTCTTTAACATCTGGTTCTGGCAGTGGCACAACTTGGTTATCAACAAATGCAAGAACCGCTTTATTATATGGGTCTTTAGTTGAAGCCTATACTTTTTTAAAAGGAGAACCAGATTTATTAGCACAATATGAAAAAAGATTTATGGAAGAGATAGCAAGACTTAAAAACAGAGCAGAGGGTAGAAGCAGAAGAGACGAATACAGAGCAGACGCACTAAGAACAAACGTAACTTAAAGAGGAAAAAAAATGGAGAAGATTCAAGAACTTCAAGGTAAAAAAATAGCTTTAGTTGGCTTAGGAAAAAGTTGGTTTGACTTCGCACTAACTAGATCTAATGGTGAACAGTTTGATGAAATATGGGTAATCAATGCTGTAGCCAATGTAATTAAACACGATAGAGTTTTTATGATGGACCCAGCTTCTAGATTTTTAGATAGTGATGACGCTGGATTACAAACTAACGGTATGAAAGAAGTTTTATTAGATCATGAAGGTCCTATTTATACGTGTGAATTAGATGATCGTTGTCCAGGATTAGTTGAATACCCAATCAAAAAAATTGTAGAAGAAACTAATTCACACTATTTAAACAATACGGTTGCCTATGCAATAGCCTTTGCTTATTGGCACAAAGTTGGCTCTTTGCATTTATTTGGTATAGATTTTGGCTATAAAGGTAATTTGTATTTTGCCGAAGCTGGTAGAGCTTGTTGTGAATATTGGTTAGCTAATTGTATGAGCGCAGGCATAAAAGTTGGAGTGGCCGCTTCTAGTTACCTATTAGATACGGCAGTGAAGCCAGAAGAAAAACTATACGGCTATCACAGATTGGAAGACCCTTTATTTGTTGATTTTGATTTTGAAAAACAAAAATTAAAAGTTAAAAAAAAGAGTGAAATGAATATAAAACAATATGTACCACAACCAACATTGGTAGGCAGAGAAGATGATAAAGCAGAAATAAAAATTAAAGAAATGTTAGAAGAAAGTCATAACGAGCCAAAAAAATGGTAATAAAAATAACACCAGATGGAGTACCAGAGTTAGGAGTAGTAGAAACTAAAACATCAAACTTTGGCGGACATCCTCCAGAATTTTGGGCAGAGAGATTAGCTGAAAAAATAGTTGGCTATTCTGAAAACAATGAACCTCATGTTGTAGAGCAAGCAAAGGCTTATAAAGAGCAAATAAAACAAGTTTGTTTAATTTACATAAAAAATGCTATAAAATCTTACAAAGCCACTTTAATTCAAGAACTGATAAAAGGTGGCGAAGAAGAACTAGCTAAAATTTTAAAATAGTTTTAGCTTATTATGAGGAATAAACATGGCAATTACTTCTACTTTAACCAGTAGTTTTAAAAAAGAACTTTTAGAAGCGGTTCATAATTTTAAAAACTCTGGGGGCGATACTTTTAAATTAGCTTTATATACTAGTTCTGCAACTTTAGGAGCTACCACAACTGCTTTCGTAACAACTGGACAAGCTTCTGGTACGAACTACACTTCTGGAGGAGGAACTTTAACAAGAATAGATCCTTCTTTAGATGGCACCACTGCTATAACTGATTTTTCAGATTTAACTTTTGGAACTGCTACTATTACAGCCAGAGGTTGTATGATCTATAACAGTTCTGACTCTAATAAATCAGTAGCTACTATAGATTTTGGCGGAGATAAAACTTCTACTGCTGGAGACTTCACTATAGTTTTTCCTGCAGCTGGAGCAAGCACAGCTATTATAAGAATAGCGTAGGCGGTCGACATGGCTATTACCTTAAATGATAGGGTAAAAGAGACCACCACTTCTACTGGTACAGGAACGATAAATTTAGCTGGTGCCGAAACTGGCTTTGAATCTTTTGTAACAGGTATTGGTAATGGAGTCCAAACTTATTACGCTATCGTACATCAAGCCGCAGATGAATTTGAGATTGGTATAGGAACAGTTACCGATGGCTCTCCAGACACTTTAAGCAGAACTTCAATTATTAGTAGTACTAACTCAGACTCTGCTGTTAATTTTTCTGCGGGAACTAAAGATGTATTTTGTACTGTACCAGCAGAAAGAATGATTTTTGCTGATAATGGTCCTATCGTAAAAATACCTTTTGAAGCTACTGTAGGTACAGGTACCGCAGACCCACTTGGTTTAGTATATTCAGGATTAAGATTTGCGGTAAATGAACAAGATGCATCTAAAACAGGCTCCATATCAATAAATGGAGGTAATGCTGCAAGAATAGATTTTGGTGTAGGTGGAACTGCACTTCTTAGAGTCTACAATGATGCCTCAAACTTTACAGAATTTAAAAGAACAACCAACCATCCAATTGTTTTTGCTGTAAATAATGCAGAAACTGCAAGATTTATGAGCACAGAATTAAAACTTGCCTCTGGCAAGAAACTTACAGGTGGTGACTCAAGTGGAACAGGTACAGATTTTACAATTCAATCAGACCACAGAATAGAGTTTATATCGGCTAGTAAAGGAACTGTTATATTTAAAGACCAAGGAACTGCTTATGCCTTACTTGAAAGACCTACAGGCACAAACGATCTTGATATACAAAATCCTATTTCAGACGGAGATATAACTTTCGTTGGTAATGATGGCGGCAGCACAATAACTGCCCTTACTCTTGACATGTCTGAAGCAGGTGCTGCAACTTTTAACGACAATGTTACAGCTTTCTCAGATGAAAGACTGAAAGATAATATTGAAACTATAGAAAATGGTTTAGATAAAGTAGAACAACTTAGAGGTGTGACTTACACCAGAGATGAAAAAGAAAGTATTGGTGTTATAGCTCAAGAAGTAGAAAAGATTCTGCCAGAAATTGTATTAACTGCTGATGATGAAATGGGTACTAAATCTGTTGATTACAGCAGACTAACCGCAGTATTAATAGAAGCTGTAAAAGATTTATCAGCTAGAGTAAAAGAATTGGAAGATAAATAATGGCAATAGATTATACCTGGGATGTAAAAACTGTAGATGTTAAAGAGATAGATGGTAAAGCCGATACTGTTTTTAATGTTCATTGGGTGCTTATTGGAACTGACAATGATCGTTTAATTAAAGATGAACTAGGAAATGACAAAGCAGTTATTGAAAGATCTTCTGGCACAATAGCCTTAGATACTTCTGATTTATCAAATTTTATTCCTTTTTCAGATTTAACAACAAGCAAAGTACAAGGTTGGGTTGAAACTGCTTTAAATAAAATAAATAAAAATGAGGTTCAAACTCAAAAAGATTCTATTGCTTTGGCTATAGAAAATATAATAAATCCGCCTTTTCAAACTAAAACTTTAGATAAATAATGGCTACTCCAAGTTCAGGCGCAATATCTTTAGATCAAATGAATGTAGAAGCAGGTGGTTCTTCTGGCTCAACTGTTTCTATAAATGATGCACAAATTAGATTTTT